CGTTGCGCCCGATTTCCGCTTGCTGGATCGCGGCCCGTGATCCGCCGAACGCGGACGGTCCACCGGGAGCACCGACAGCGCCTAAATTGGCCGCGGCCCGTTGTTGAGCAAAACTACGGCTTATTTCGTCCTGAACCGCCTGTTGATAGGGGTTCATGTATTGAGCTATTTGCGCCCCACTTACAGGAGCGGCACCTTGCTGGTACATTTGACCAGCAGTGCCATAAGCACCTTGTATATATGGCGTAGCTGTTTGCCCTGCACCTATAAGTGTAGGTGCAGCCATACCCATTGTTTGACCAGAAGTATCAAGATAAGGCTGATAACCCCCAATACCGCCGGAAGCAGGAGAAGCCGCTTGAATAGCAGCCTGCTGTAGTCCAGACATCTGAGCTACTTGTTGGGTTGGAAGCGTGATCCGTTGGTTGGCTAAACCTTTAGCGCTTTCAAGAAGCCCTAGCTTGTAAGCCTCAATTTCAGGGGCTTCACGGACTATTTGTACTTGGGTTTCAGTAGCCATTACGCCATTCTCCGCCCGCGGGACTCAAGATTTCGCATCATCCCATACATGTTGTTTATGCCCTGACGGACGTTCCCGTTTCCAAGCCCGCGGACTGCGTCAGTTGTCATAACGAACTCACCCGGCATGAGCATTGCACGAACACTGTCCTTACCGGGTATACCTTCGTCAGGCATGATACCACCTACACGACGTGGGAAGATCTCTCCACCTTCGGCAGCGGCCTGAATAGGCCTATACATGTTGCGGTAACGGGCGGTTCCAAAAGGGTCTGGGTTGTAAGTGCGAGGACCGGGTAGTCCCGCGTATTGTGTAGCAACCTCATAAGGTCCTTCAGCGCTTCGGAGCTCGTAGTTAGCAAGCCTATATCTGGTAGGGTCTTGTTCGAGAAGGTCTGATCCCGAGGGTCCTTGGATAGCGTCGATATCCAGCTCTTCCTGTGGTGGAGTATCAAAGGCACCCGCAGCATATGCCGCGCCACCTGCTAATGCAGCGGCTGGCAAGTAAGTGCGGATAAGGCTCGGAGCGGCTTCCGCGGCTAGTTGCTTGGCCATATCTAAGGATATCCGGCCTTGGTTAGCTTGATAAATTTCTGTAGCAGTTGGCCCGGATGGCAAGAAAGCGTTTTGTAGCCCTTCTACAAAGCCAACGTCGTCGCCGGGTGTAACAGCGCCTTTGAGGCTTTCAAAGAAGCCGGGTGTTTCTGGGACATTGAGCGTTGGAGCGGCGGGAGCGGCGGGAGCGGCGGGAGCAGTGGGGGTAGAAAGAGAAACTTGTTGGAAAGCTGCTCCACTATCTGCTACTGGCATAACCGTTCCGTCGGGGGCAACCGCATATGGCCTACCGTAAGCGTCAAGACCTGTTGAACCGGGCTGGTTAACAAGAGATGATGCAGGCTGGTTAGTGACAGATGTTGCGGCTTCCCTTACAGAAGGAACGGCGGCTTTAGGTACGTCCGAGCCAAACATGTCCATGTATCTAGTGTCTTGGTAAGCAGTTCCACCTTCTGAAGCGGGACCCGCAGTCATGTTTGACATGGAGATACCAGAGAAGTCTCCACCAAGCGCACTGCCGATACTCTTGAAGCCTGCGCTCAAGTTAGCGGGATTAGCAGCCTTACCTATAGAAGAGAAGAACCCTTGTCCGGACAGAGCCCCGGAAGCGCCAGCAAAGAGAGCACCTGTGCCACCAGAAATAAGTGCGGATTTAAATGCGTCCCCTATACTACCGCCTTGTATCAACGTCGCGATACCGGAACCCAGTGCTGCACCATAAATAGGACCAAATATAGCTGTTCCTACAATCGGTAGGACAATCGGAGCTACCTTCTTAGCTACCTTTACAACACCTTTAACAGCCTTTTTAAGAGTTTTTGTAACCTTTTTGGCTGCCTTAGATATTGATTTAACACCTTTTTTAAACGCTCGGCCAATACTACCAAAGGAGAAAAACTCCGGCATACCGGTTTCCGGGTTGATCGAGTTAGCACCAGAACCGACAACGTAGCGTTCAGGGTCTTCAACACCTAATTCGCGTAAATGATCAAAAATAGAATCTCGAAGCTTTGGGTTGTTTTCAATCAAAGCTTTTGGAACAACCAGCTCGCCGGTCTCGACGTGAGCTACAGCGTCATCACCAAAACGACCGTATGAGGCCATTCTGTCTGCCACGTCTTGGAAATTAGCAATACCGGAAGTACCGAACTCTTCTTCGGTTTCAGCGCGTTCTAGAGCCTCTAGCTCATCGTCTTCCAGATAGAAGTTGCCAATACCACCTTCTGGAAAAGAAAACTCTTCTTGTTTAACCGCGCTTTTTGCCATTTATCCCGCTCCACCGCCTAGTGCCTCGGGCACTGTGACTTGAATGATAGTACTTCTTTTTTCATTTCCTGTCCATGAATTGCCGCAATTAGGGCAGTTCCCGTCTGGGTAACTGGCGATTTCTTCCGGTGTATCAACTTCGTTGGGACAAGACGCACAACTTACTATGTCCCTACTTGTTGACGGACGCCAGCGGGAGTTGTCTCCCATTACAATAACTGTATCATCGCTCATGGAGTGCTCACCGTAACTGTTCCAACTGCGGCAGTTGCGCTAGTGCTTCCAGAAAATATATCATTTTGGCGCACAATACGCAAAAACCCATTTTCCTCAAACAAATCGCCAACTTCCAATGTGTTAGCAACTGAGTCAGACGGGACATCTTGTATGTTTAAGAGAGGGTTCCGTTGCTCGTCTATGACCCTGTCTAAGTTCCGGGCTAACTGGTTTACAAAGTTCTGGTTATATATATCCGGAGCTACCGGTAAAATGGTACGGACAATTTTTGTACTCATCGCCTACCGTCCGGTCTCGCATCCAAACGCGGCGTCCCTAACCGCCAATTCACACCCGTGTCGGCATTGCTGATCTTGAAGTTCATGCTGCGGCCACGGGCCCGTAAGAACACCTGATTGGTATAGATGTCAGAGCTACTCTCTTCTACACTACCAGATACTGTCTCTGTAACAGCCTTTCCGTTAAAATCACGAGACTGCATGGACATAGTTACTGCCGGGGTAGCATCCGTAGACCCGTCAAAGGACAAATCAGGGATGACGCGGCGGATCAGCATGAACTGGTCCCCGTCACCTATATCAAAATCTGCCGACTGAATATATGCCGGAACGGCACTAGCCGGAGCCGTGCTGCCGTCATCTAACCCATATTCGTGGTTATAGAGATAATAGTCCGTGCTAGCAGACTGCGGATAGCTGCGTTGACCCGCCGCTCGGTCATTCCAAGCTGTACGGGATAACGTACCGTAATACCAAATCTGCTGCCCGTAGTTATAGACAACATACCGGTCAATCTCGCTCGATCCGGCAGAACAGTAGTACCACCAAACCTCTGTCTGGCTAGCTAAACTACCGGCAAAAAACTTAAACGACTGTTGAGGGTTGATGTTGTTAAACACATACTCTCGAACAGAGCATGGAATGGGTTGTATACGACCATCATAAACATAAAAATTCTCTTGGCCCATCCAGAAAACCAAGTCGTTCACGCTGATAGCCACGTTAGGTCCAGCAATCCTGACGTTGTCCGCTAAAAGTGCTGTTCCAAACACATACGGCGCACCGGTAAACTGTACCGAGTGCAAGGTGTGGTCTGTCCAAACCAGTATCTGGCGGCTTGTACGCACCGCAGTCATAATCTCAGAGCCTTGTGACAGACGTAAATCGCCTGCCGTATTCGTAGCTGTAGGGGTCCAATCGGTGACCGACTCCTGACTAGACCAGCGGATAAGCAGCGGATCTTGGTCCGCGGACCCTACAGGGTTGCACCCAAAAGCTAAAACGTGGCGATCTACTTCAGATACCAGCGTCTTTCTAGCAATAGTTGGTACGTCAGATGCACCGGACAAGCTGCTTAAAAGCACGGCACGACTGCTAGTCGTACCTGTTGCATCCCAATAGTAGATTGCACCGTCAGCTATGTTACATATCAGGTCTTCACCAAAATCGTCTGCAAACCAAAGGCGAAGTGTCTGACCTGCCAAAGAGCCTGCGCCCGAACCCCAAGTAAAACGGCCCCACGTACCAGCACCCCAACCCGGCCCCAGAATAGTGGAGTTTAGTCCTACACTAATTTGAAATTCTGCCTGACCTGACGAACCTCCACCCGATACAGCACCAGAGGTAGCCGAACCTCCAGTATCTGCGGTAAATGTCGTGGTTGTGGGTGTAGTAACAACTACAAGCTCTTGGTTTAAGTCGTCCGTAGTTAAGCCATCTACGGCGGTTAAACCAGAAAGTGTTACATAGTCCCCAATCTGTGCGCCGTGGGCCGCGGACGTTGTTACGGTGATCACGCCACTACCTGCACCGCCCGTGGTATTAATAGGGTCGGTAGGTAGGCTTACAGTCGAGCGGATTGGTGTGATGTCATAAAGTGCGCCAGAATCTTCAAGGTAGATCTTTTTTTCGCTACCCATAAACAGCAGGTTTTCAGAAGACAATGTAGTGAAATCGTGCATAAACCGCACGTTGCCTGCAAATGGCGAAGAACCCGTCTTGGCCCACCCGCCAATGCGCTCCGGATACCCGTAAGTAAAGCGGATATAGTTGCCGTCGAACCAGCCGCCTTCGTTAGAGTAGTTCGTACCCTCTCTATTTATTCCGGGTTTAAATTGGAGCTTTGTTAGCGGCATTCATTACTCCGCATCAGCAATGGTTAGTGTGTTAGCCTCAACTTGGCGCAGGATCTCGGCGTAGTGGCGGTTTCCCTCTGAGATTGGTACGTCCCACTGCACTCCATCTATTGTAGCTCGAATTGCAGATTGAGTTTGACCTAAGACAAGATCAGTTACCCATTGTGCTGAAGTAATATTCATCTCATTCATTTTTATAACTCCGCATCATATTCGATATAAGCGTTACTGTTTGCTGATCGCATCCAGCCAGCCTGTCCCGCAGTTAAACCAGAGGAAGTTATATCCCACTCAGCCGAGAAATTATTAGCTCGGGTTGAAAGTCCCATTGAGGATGGTGTTTTTGTTCCTCCAGCAATGAAATAAGTAAAATCTGTTAACGCTGAATAACTCCCGCTTGGTGTGTCTCGCATCTGCACAGGAAATTGAATATATGAATAGACATTAGTCGTTGACCAGTTTGACGCTGTACCTAAAATAGAATCGTTTGTTGAATCAGCTTTATGCTTGAAATAATACCTCTGGCACCTCTGAAGCTCATCCCCAAATGGCCTATGCTCAAACGGGGTTGGTTCAGAGCCGAGTTCTAATTGGACGCCTGTGACTTGCCATGTTGCTGAAGATGTAGCTATCAAGTCTGTTTCTGTAGTTGATCCGTGAAAGTTCCCAGATACCCATGAGCCCACAGTGCTTGTAGCATATGTTGTTCCCTGCCCTAGTGAAAAAAGAATATTAACACCTGATCCATTTGTGCTGTTCCAAGTGCCTACAGTTGCACCAGAAATATTTATGCTTTTATATTCCCATGTATTGGCAGAGCTAACGGTGTATTCAAAAACGTAAGTGTAGCTAGTTGGTGAAGGTCTGAAACTTCCGCTAAAAGTACCTGTTACAGATGACTTAACCCAAAATGAAAGTGTAACATCTTTTGCATCAGACGTTCCCCAATCAAGTTGAGCAGTGTTATAACCTTCAATTTTATGACTATAGATATAATAATCGCCACCGGATGGAGTAGAGTTTGACGTAACAGTAATCAAAGCGGAGTTGGAAAAACCAGAAGGTCCATCAGTTGATTGCTGAATACTAAATGTACCAGAACCGCTTTTATATGTAGCCCAACGATCAATACCGTATCCACTTGGTGCAGGCGATTGCACTGCGGTTCCGTAGCGTTCGCTTATAACCATAGCACCATTGATCACAAGGTTCCGATACCCATGTACCGCTGTGTCTGCAAAGCTGTTGTTCTGGATTGTGCTGAGTGCCATTATGCGGTCTCCAGTGCGTCAAGTCGTGCTTCAATAGATGCTAGTCGTTGTTCAGTTGCAGCGCCGATGAACGCCAATAACTCTGGATACCTGATACCTAACCGAGTACGCTCTGTTGCACCCTCTGGAGCTTCTTCAGCAGTGTCGTAGGTTTCTGTGCGGGTGTAGGCTTCTTTGGCTTCAGTGATTACGTTACCGTCTTCGTCAAGCTCTTCAGCTACAGCAGGAACTTCTGTCTGTGTTTCCCACCAAACACCTCGAATGAAGAAAGCATAATTGCCAGCATCCAAGCCAGCATCGGTCATTACTTGTTGGACTTCCTGTGCTATGACGCCAGTGTGTGTTCTAGCTGCGTCGCCTTTGGCTTCTACTGCACTATTCCATTTGAACGTCTTGAACAGTTTGCTAATAGCTTTTGCAGCGGTTATTTCATCGTCAGTTAGTAAGGCTATCTGCTGTTTTTCGTTAGCGTCAGAAGTCTGAATAGTACCATTCGTGGCGAAAATATCCTGAAATCGACTCCCAGACTCGCCTAAGTCTGTCAAACCATCATAATCGCTCAGACTTGTTATGTTGTAGGGAGAAATACGTTTTTGAGATGCGTCCACAAAACGTAGAGACGCGGAACGATCACCAATAGCTAAACGACCACTTCCGCTTGCGATACTGCCCACACTGCTGCCGTCTTTGTTGAACAAGGCAATAGAACCGTCCGAGTTAAGACGATTCAAAACCATGCAGTCATTACCATCTCTGGCTACTGCAATATTACCAAAGTTTTGTAGATTAATTCCTGTTCCAGAACCGCTGTTATTATAGACACTGTCGTCAGTAGTCCCCACCAGCACAGCGCCGCTGCTGTTGATGCGCGCGCGTTCTGAGTTGTTAGTACCAAACAAAAGAGGGCCATTAAGCCTTTGCCAAGCATACGCATTTCCAACCGCATCCTGACCATACAACGCACTCGTTGATCCAAGAGTATTTCCATTTGCAGCAATTTCTAGAAGTGCGTTCTGTCCAGAAGGGCTTTGAATCGACAATTTTGATACAGGCGACGCAGTCCCAATGCCAACCCGATTGTTCGTGCTATCAACATAGAGCGTATTGGTATCAACGGTTAAGTCAGCTTCGATTGCTACATTGCCCTCAAACGTACCACCACTTAACGCAGACACTGTATCAGCTACCGAGAAAATACCGTAAGCTACAATCTCAACCAGATCACCAGCCGTGGCACCCGATACTAAATTTATGGAGGTCTTAGTCGTAGCCGTGTAGTCGATAGTGTCCTGCAACAGTACGCCGTTAAGGTATACGTCTACATAGCCGCCGTCTTGGTACGCAAGTGTCTTACCGTTGCTGTCTGCGCCACTGAACAAAGTCTGAGAAGCAGAAGCCGTGTAGTAGAACCGACCTCTGACGTTGTTTGCTGGTGAGTTACCTATGTAGGGCATTTAGTTATACCTCTTGCGTTTCAGCCATTGCCGCTTCTGCCTCTGCCTGACGCTCTGCCGCCGTTTTCACGACATCATTGGCAAACGCATACGCTACAATCTCTTCACGAGTTGCTGGCACCTGTATTCCGTTATCTAGACAATGCTGAACGGTCAGGTTAACGATCTCGTCATTGGCAATACGTGCGCGGTTTGTAAGGGCGTTGTCTGCCCAATCTTGAGGAGAAAGTGCTGCATATTCCAGACCTTTGTATTGAGTGTCTGTTAATGTTACTGTTACGTCTGGCATAATTGTCTCCTTTATCCCACTAAAAACCCACTAAATGATCCGTAAGAACTACCAGCAGACATATTAAAACTAGTGTCCTGCGATTGAACCCTAACGTCTATATAATCGTTTGCTACTAAATCTGCTAATAAAGTACTTTCTATTTGTTGATCATTACTAGTAGCAGCAGAATATATCCACTGACCAAACTTAAACACACTACCGTTTTTGTAAAATATTGCTCTAAACCAATTTCCCGAAGTTACGCCATAAACACTTAAAGTGTTACGGAATAGGTAACGACCAGCAACAGGAGCTACAAACCTTTGGTTAGTTGTGTCGTAGTGATTTCCAGTATTAAAATTTGTAGCGTTGTAAGGCGCTAACGCGGGGGTAGTTCCAAAACCGGGATTACTCCCACTAATATACGCATCAAACGCGGGTTGAACTGGCATCGTTACAGCACTTGCATATATGGGCAGCACTTGATAACCGGGACTACCACCTCTGTTAAAACTTTGTATCCATTCTCCGCTTATTTCTATATTATTTGCTGTTGTCGGACCTTGCACAGTAAATTTAGTTGCAGGCGACGCCGTACCAATGCCAACCCGATTGTTAGCAGCATCGACTACTAGCGTATCTGTGTCGAACGTACCGTCGGCTAAGTCACGGGCTTTGGACATTGGTTATACCTCTTGGCTGGCTACATGCGCTTGATACGCAGCGATTACTTCAGCAGTGTGAACGGCTGCTGCTATGGCTTGAACCTCTGCGCTTTCACCGGATACATCGTCACCGGGACTTACGACATGGCGGCTAAAGCTGCGGCTGATTTCTGCACCGTCGCGCTCGATAACGGTGGCTGTACGCACTTGGATGTGCTTGTAGTCACCTACGATTTCAATTTTGTCTTCAACTGTTCTTTCTGTAAGTGCCATTTTTTATCTCCTTATGGCTGTGGACTGACTACCCTGTGATCCAACAGGGGTGATTAAATGTCATAGACAACTTGACCTAATATGTAGTTTCCACTAGCTGATGCACTCGTGCTTGACACGAGTATTCCAGTGAACAATCCCGCTCTTGGGTCTGAGCTATCATAAGTGGTGGGTATAATTTCTGTAGTGTTGTTTCCAACAGCTATTGACGCGGGGTACGAGGTTGTCCCAAAGTTTTCTGTTAGACGGATTGAACCGCCACTACCTGCACTGTCTCCTGCGGATGTAAAGGGCAACCCACTTATTCTCAAAGACCCTACCTTTGTTCCAGTAACAGCACCCCGTAACCTAAAGGATGCAATCACAGTTCTACCTATTTTAGTATATCTTCCGTCTTGTAAATTCGGTGTAAAAGTTGGGTTTGTACTATTTGATGTATAAGTAGGCGTCCAAGTCCCTTCTTCGTAGTCATCCAGCAGATTTGCCGACCCTGTCCCGCCGAGATACACGCCGCCAGAGAGGTAGAGGTTAGTAAAACGAGCGGTTGATACCCCTAAATTGTAAGCTGCATCGTTATTAGCACCGTCAGCTCCAGACACTGGGACGATAGCACCTGTATTAAACTTTAATCCTGACTGACCACTACCACTGCCAATATAAGTTCTACTACTGTTGGTCCCAATACTGCCCACACTGGTGCCGTCTTTCTGAACATCGATAATCGTACCGTCAGAACTGGCTCGGTCCACCGTTAGTACTGTAGCCCCATCAGCGTCGATAGTTACTGAATCACCAAACACATATGTACCATCAGTCTGCTTCTCAGGTATGCCAATGGTCTGCTGGGCTTTACCTTGAAATACCACATAGAAATCATCAGTGGCGGCAATACTTCCGGTCATAGTCAACGAAGTGCCAGATACCGTATAGGCTACAGTTGGCTCCTGCCTCACGTTGTTGACGAAAACTTCGATCTCACCAGCACTGCCTGCGGGGTAGTCGAGCGTGAAGCTCGTACCAGAACCACCTGTTAGGTCTTGGTAGCTTATTTGTGAGTAGGCTTCCGCCGGGGCATTACCTAAATAAGGCATCAGGTGATCTCCAGAATCGACATCACAACATCTACAGAACTAGCTGTATCTGATTTTACCTTAATACTGTCACCTACCTCAAGCACAACTTTCTGATCGCCGCCGACCACGACTAACGAGCCGCCGCTTGGTATAGGCGCTTGGTAAATCAAGTATGTGTCATTCGATGCGTCATTGAGCGTGACATCAACAAGTATCTGACTAGCCGTCCGGTTAGCCAAATCCAGTCCAATAACAGTCACCTCCGTCGAAGACGGTACTGTATAAGAACCTACAGCAGTAAGCGATGTGCCAATGCTGCGAGAAAGTTTGCGTTTAAAGCTATTAGCCATCTACATTACCCCAGTGCTATTGCCAGTGCGACCGCTGTACCAGCTTGGTCTACATCTAAATTAGTGCGGGCGGCAGCCGCCGTACTTGCCCCCGTACCACCGTCCGCTACCGCTAAATCGGTGATACCTGTAATTGAACCACCTGTGATTTTAGCGTTCGACATAGCTAAATTATCACCTAAACTATAAACAAGAGCCCCTGCTCCTGCGCCATCACAATAAACGATAGCCGTTTGACCGTTTACTATGGTAGCATTACCACCAGAACCCTGTGTTACAGTAATATCCCGGCTACCAGAAAGCGCGTTTTGGAAAAGGAAAAACGCCGCAGACGTGTTCGGACCAACAGTAAGTGTAACAGTACCACCTAGATCACCACCATCCACAAACTTAATAGCCCTAAACATACCATCTTCGACGTTACTTGCGCCTTGTGAAGGGGTAGAGGGCCGAACGGTAAGGGTAGAACTGGTGCTGGAAAGCGTAACCGACTTAAAACCAGCTAAACGGTCAAAAATATCAAAGTTGTAATTGGCCGTAGTGCCCCACGTACCGGACTGTTCACCAGTAGCCGGTTGCTCTATCGCAAAGTTGGTAGTAAACACACTGGGCATTTATGTCTCCTATGCGGCAATATCCGTCCAGTTTGGCGTCTGAGATGGTGTCGTCTCTGTCCAGCTTGGCGACTGCGAGGGCGAAATTCCTCCCCAACTTGGGTTCTGGCTCGGTATAATTTGACTCCAAATGAAGACGTTGCCTATTTCTCCTGTTGCAGACACGCCTGTGACCGCTACATTTGCGTCTGCTTTTGCTGTTACAGTACCAAGATTTGCAGTTACTTGCAATCCTGTAGCTGGTATGACAGCATCCCCAGCTACCGTGACCGTGCCTAGACCGCTTGTTGCTTCTTCACCTGTAACCGATACATTTGCATCAGCGGTTACTGTTACGGCTTGGACAAACCCGTCATTTGTAAAGGTAGTAGAGCCGTCCGCGCCATCAAAATGTAGTAAAGTAGGAGTATTGTCATCCGCAGTGTAAGCAGAGCTAGGCGGGGTAAAGTTGTTTCCATCATACCTGTCTACATTAGAAATGCGAAGTTCATCTAAATAACCCGCCCAATTATTTGAGCCGTTGAAATCTGAACCAATATGTATGTTTGCGGCAGTAGCCGTTGTTCCAAACAACGTACTGTCTACTTTAACGCCGTCTACAAAAACTGAGTAAGTATTACCGAAAGGATCACCTCTGGTAACAGCAATATGAACCCAAGTATTTGCTGAAAACACGCCATTTACATTAAATAGCGTCCCATTTGCTCGAACAACTAACAGATTATCCGTTGCTTGGCGAAGAGCTAACGCATTGTTAGATGTGGAATCCCTAGAATCAAAGAACACCGCATCTTGTGTGCCACTAGCGGGTCTGACCCACATATCTATTGTAAACGGGTCACCACTAAAATTGTACGTTTCTTGAGACTCTAAATAGTCACCAGAGCCATCTAAAAGTAAACTTGCCCCACCAAATTTCGACTGAGCCGTAGATATTTGAGCATCACCAAACCCAGAGAAAGTAATTGGGGCGGGGAACGCTGCTGTCGCAGAGACGCCGGTAACAGCGACGCCTGCATCCGCCGTTACCGTTACAGAGCCTAAACCGCCTGTTGCAGAAAGACCTGTTACAGGGACAATAGCGTCTCCTGTTACACTAACCGTACCAACCGCACCCGTAGCTGAAAGGCCAGTTACTGCAACATTTGCATCAGCGGTTACTGCAACACTGCCTAGAGCTGTAGTGCCTTCAAGTCCAGTAACAGCGACATTTGCATCCGCTGCTACCGTGACGCTACCTACATTACCTGTACCGGCAACACCTGTAACCGCCACGTTGGCTTCCGCCACGACAGTTACAGAACCTAATCCGGTGGTTCCCGCTTCTCCGGTTACAGCAACATTTGCATCAGCGGAGACTGTGACGCTGCCTACATTACCTGTTGCCTGTAACCCCGTAACCGGGACATTAGCTTCCGCTACAACATTAACACTACCGATTGCTCCGGTGGCTGAGACCCCGGTAAGCTCAACGGGGATTGGCTCACCCCACGTTCCACTCGACCATGTGCCCCGGCCCCAACCGGCAATGATAGCCATAACGGATCTCCGTTAGGCTATACGGATAATGGCGTTAGATGCGTCCGCAGTTGGGAACTGAACAGTGAAATCACCAGCGGTCGAGGTCTTATCAGCACCAAAATCTAAAACACACACCGCATCCGTGGTGCTTACACCACCGCCTGTAGTTGTGTTGTAGATAATTGCGCCCCGTGCGGTAATAGAAGCAGTGGTCCAAGTTTCATCCGCAAAGTCGGTGAACGCTGTCGTGCCACTAGTGGTTGGGTTCACATTAGTCAGCGCCTGCCCACCTGCACTATAACCGGTTCCGCTAACCTCGTTAGTTGCAGAATAGTCCGTAGTTGAGGCGTCCAGTGTAGCTGAACTTGTGTACAACGCCATATTAAAAGTATGGCCTGTTGTACGAAAATCGTGTTGAGCTTCAAGCAATTCTTGCTTGAAGGACGTACACATTGCCTGTGTAATAGCCATGTTTACAGTCTCCTTATCGCATCAGCTAATTCAGGATGCCCTGCATCCTTCAGGTTATTATATACCGTAGTTCGGTCACTCCGGATAGCCTCCCGCATATAGTGAGCGACTACCTTCTCAATGTGCTTCTGAAAAGCACGAGCCTGATCACGGATGCCCGGATGTGCGCTATCCGAAACCGATATTATTTTTGCAGCGCAACGCTCTGCTACTTCTTCCGGGGTAAATCCACGGTTTTCCGTAGTATGAACCGTTACAAACGGCTCATCCGAAAGCTCCATTTTAAAGCTAAACACTAGATTTTCTCCCTAATGATAAGCCCCGTGCGATACGCATCCGTATCTTCAAGCGCTTCACCATAGTTCTTGAGGCGTCCAATAGACTCCTGAAACTGCAACAAATAATTCTGTATGATATCTTGCTCACCCTTCATATAGGTATAAGCCTCAACTAAAGAACCATACAACATTGCAATTGGTGCATTGACACTAAGCCATGTCGTACCACCACCAGCGCCTGCGGTAAGGCTGGCTGGCCGATAGTAGTAATGAAGCTCTGCGGTCAAAGCGGCACTAGGAGTTGGAGCAACAATGAAATTAGAGACATCAAAATAACCATAATACCGAGGTGTCCCAGTAGAAGAAGGGTTTGGATAAGCCGTTTGAAGGAAATTTACGTCTTTGTACTCTAAAAACTCGTTATTCCCATCGTCTTTGATTATCGACAACGAATACGGTGCCAGAAAATCAGAGGGGCAGTTTAAAAACTTGTTTCCTACAGTCAGCGTACCTGTTTGATTGCGCCTAAAAAAGTTGAGCTGCACACTCTTAAAAATACGCTCTTCTGCGCCACGAATGAAAACATTCAGGTTGTTGACGAAAGTCGTCTCCTGATTCTCTGTGTAGTCCTTAATTGCGTCTTGCAACTGTGTCAGCGTAAAACTCATGTCACCACCGTTACACGGCCCACAGACCCGATAAGTCTTGTTGCCACGCCTCTATCTGGATAGCCACCACCTCCAACGGGAACGTCCATTGGCTCTACACGATCCGGTCTTGCATTTTTCAATGCCTGCGGGTCGGTAACTTTAGGAAATGGCTCTAACTGTGGTTGTTTAGGCTCCCACTCATCTTTGCCGACAAGTAAACCGTTCCACTCTCTACGCATATCTTGATACCGATACCGTAATCCGGAGCGGTCAGATATAGCATAAGAGTTTTTACCTGTAGCAAATCGCGCCATGTTTAAACCCTGAAATAACCTACGTCAGGGGCAATGTTAAAAGAAGCCCTGTCACGATCTTCTGATATCGCCCTTTCAAACTCTTCCTCATACATCGCCTTCAAGAGTTGTGCTCTGTTAGGAGCCCTCTTGATGGAAATATAATAGGCAAGACCCGCAGCCAAACACGGATACAAACGGAAGGGTACTTCCATTGTATTCGTAAAATCGTCCGCGTCGTCCATCCGTGTCAGAGCATCATAGTATACCACATCCGTGCTGTTCTCTGGAACCGGCCAGAGTTTTAAAACAGGTGTGATTTGACGATCTAAAAAGAACTGAGATGGTCTAGCTTGTGTAGTTTTGGTTGGAATAGACAAATAGCTGTCCCGGCTAATCCGTTCTAGCGCATAATCTGTTCCACTACGGCGTACCACTACAGACAAGATGTCGATAACATCCGTCCCAAGATTATAATCACCCGTACCTTGCGTTAAGGCTTGGCTTCTTTGGGCTATAGTCCATGCGTTTAGACCACGGTTTGCCCATTCCGCAAGCATCAAATTCAAGGAACGCTTCGCAGTTTTGAGGTCATAACCAGTACGAACCTCAAGCCCACAACGCTCAAACGCCTCCTCTACATAATCGGCGACATCTAGCTCAAAATTTGTGCTTCCAGAAGTAGCCATCTTACTTCTTCTTCACCATGCCGCCGCCGCGCATCTTTTTGACCATGCCGCCGCCGCGCATTTTCTTAACCATTCCACCACCGCGCATCTTTTTGACCATGCCGCCACCGCGCATTTTCTTTACTTTACGTGGTTTCATTGCCATTGTTGGAGCCTCCTATACAACTCTTTGCGGGTTTGGAAGATGTGTTCCGCGTCATACTCTTCCAAGTAATTATCATAATACCCTTTTTGTTCGAGTTTGTCTGCTGCTTCCTGTATCTTAGACAAACGCTGAACAAAAATCATTGCGTATTCGTCGTCTACCATCTGCATAAAAGAGCTATCATCAATGAAATCATTGGGTTCATCGTGAGGATGAAAGCCCATCAACCAAATATCCCTGTCGATAAAAACCCCTTCGGATATGGCATCGTTTAGCATTTCTAGATAGTCGTGAAAATCATCCGGGTCTTTATCAAAGACCATATCTACTATGATAACTAGATCAAACGTGTCTTCCCATTGAGATATGGTGCTATATAAACACTGCAAGTTAGTGTCATACTTAAACAAAATCGCTACCTTGTGATCTTCCCAAGCTTTTTGGGCATACGGGCACGGCGGAAGACCGTTATAAAACGGATTTGGTTTCTGCAAGGTATGAGCAGACCACGCCAAAATTTCTTGGCATATCTCCTGTTCCTTGCCTATGTAAAACCGCATATTCTTCATGATTGTGTTACCGAGCCTTTTGTACGCTTGCGGCGACCGTTCATAACCTTGCCACAACCCCTAGCTACAGCCGTTCCGGGTATACTAGTGCCGCGGAAAGGGCGTTTTGCCTTACTTTCGTAGCCAACCGCGCCCCCTAAAGCCATTTTCCTTACCTTGGCAGCTTTAGTATTCTCCACAACCTGCTGCCCTTTAGCTCCCGCTTGCTTTTTCTTACGAGCCGTTGCAGCGCGTTCCGACTTTGATAGGCTTTGAGCCTTATTTCTAGGTAAACATCTATCAGGATTTCTTTTATTCTTCGATGTACCGCACGGACCAGCGATATTGCCCGAGCTATCAATTCGCACCCAATCTTCATCTAACCACTCCTTTAGACCGCCCATTACTTA